ATCTTTTCGATGTCGGCCTGGGTCAACTGGTCCACGCCGCCAATGGGCTTACCCACGGCGCCCTGTCCAGTCGTGTCCGGCACCGCTGGCGTCGGGGTCCTGCTGGCAAGCCGCTCGGCTACTGCCTCAATACGATCAACGGGGATACCGTCGAGGGCCGCTGCGTCCTCCTCTGAGAGGTGGAACTTGAGTGCGGCCTTGGTGCGTGCGAGTTCAGAATCCTTCTCAGCGGCGACCTTCTCGGCCTGTTCGGCCCGGAGTGTCAGTCGCTCAGACTCGGTACGCTGTGCGTCCTCGGCGTCAGCCTTGAACTTCTCAAGCTCAGCCAACTTCTTGGCTGCGGTCGGGTCGTTCTTCTGTGCGCGAAGGTTCTGAATCAGGTCCCACGCCTTCTTGGGATCAAACTCGTCATCGCTTCCCCACGGAGGGGTCGGCGCTTCCGGCTTGACTGCCTCGGGCGTGGTGGTGGGCGCCGGGTCAACCTGTGCTACAGGCTCAACGACGGCGAGGGTTTCGGTGGTGGCGGGAATTGCCATTTTCGTCCTCCTGGAACGATAGGAACCCTCATCTAGAGGGCAAAACCCGCCAGGTGGCGGGAAGAATTAGCGGCGCTGAGGCATCGACGCGGGCGACGGTGCAGGTCGCGGCGTCACGGGCACAACAGCCTCGGGAACGGGTGCCTCAACGACAGCCCCCGCGATCTGCTCAGGCGTGTAATCGAGCACGTTGCGGGCAATCGACTCCCACGGCTCACCGGCCGCACTCGCCATCTGCGCGGCCTGGTAGCGCTCCGACATTGAGATACGCTTCGGGTCCGCATACTTGATGTCGAGCGTCACCGCATCGAGGCTGAAACCCTCAGCGGCAAGCGCACGAACCATGATCGACTCAAGGGCAGGCTTGAACAGTTCGATAGCGTCCATGGCCTGTGCGATCTGCTGGTCAGACGCCGTGCTGGCACCCTCAGCGGACTGGTTCGCACCGTCCGGCACGAACACCGAGATGGGCGTACCAGTGACAGCCGCAAAGTCGCGGGCGTCGGCCTTCTCCCCTTCGAGCATGGGGCGAATGTCCGTCTCGGACAGTTCGGAAACCTTGATGCCTGCGGGCAGATCCCATAGGGCGCCCGGTGCGTACTCAAAGATTGTCGAGTAGTCGATGTCGTTGCCGGTCTTCGGGTCCGTCTTGGGAAGCCCGCCCTCAAGGAAACGTTGCTTGAACGCCTGCATCTGCGTGGTGACGAGGCGCTGCATCTTGCCAAGGTTGATCCGGTCGATGACGTCATGGTGGGGGGCGATAAATCCACGCTCATCGGTCCAGTTAAGGATGACTACTGGCGGCAATCCCGAATACGGGATGGCGGGTCCATGGAGTTCCCAGCCGCCCTGAGCGCGTGACCGAATCACGGTCGAGGTCTTGCCGTTGGGGCCAAGGTCAAACATCGTGCGGGAGAACATCTGGCGCTCACCATTAGCAAGCACGAACGCATAGTCCAACGACTCGTCAACGTCACGCCAAAACTTAGCAAAGGCGCGGGCGCGCCACGGGTGAATCGGGTCCGGCGCCGCAATGGCGTACTCGGGCGACTCTGCCGTCACAACAGCGCCACTGGCATCACGGCCAGCCATGACGTAGCCCACACCAACCGTGACCGCATCCCACGCCGCAGTCGATGCCTGAATGGGCAGACGGTTGTCGCGGAAGATGCGACGGGCGGCAATATGCTCAGGCGCCGTGTCGTCGCTTCCCACCATGACCGAGGTCGCGCGGATGCGATTACACAGCGACAGTGCAGCCAGCCCGCCATAGTTCGTGCGCGCCTTACGCTGGGAGGCAATCCACGCCTCACGGGTATTAGCGCTCATCTCAGGCAGTGGCGCGTTGCCGTTCACATAGGAACGGCGCAACGCAATAGTCGGCTGAATGTCATCAAAACGCTTAGCGAGGATAGGCAACCACTCTGCGGGGGTCACGGCCACGTTGTCCCCCTTTGGGATGGTTAGTAGATGCGTCGCGGAACGGATGAACCTCGGGGCTTAGCCCCTGCCTTGCGCGCGTCGGCACAGGCTTTCCACGACAGGACGGATGCCATGGCGTAGTCGAACTTCACTTCGAGCTTGCCGTCCTGCTTTTGCAGGACCCAGAGCGGTTGGCCCTCGTCGTCGCGGAGGCGTAAGTCTTTGCGCCCGGCGTTGCCAAGGTGGCGAATTAAGTCGTCGTTGGTGTCAGGTACGCCGCCGAAAGTGATGGAACCGGCGTCTAGGGCTTCGACGTACTCACGGAGCGTGTACGCCATCACCTTCGGGCGTGCCGTCCACCACTCCTCAACCTGGTCAGGCCACTCAACGGACCAGTCGCCCATAGTGGCCGTCCAGTGAGGCGGGTCGCCATATAGGCGCCACACGTTGAAGCGGGACATGGCGTCTCGCACGACATCCGTAACCTCGGACTCAGGGACTTCCCAATCCTCAAGGTCGCCGCCATCGTCGGCCATGGGCCGTTCCCAGCCGCCAAGCAACTCTTGGAGGCCCGTCTTAATGTCGGTGGCAACAATGCCCGTAGCATCACGGAACCTTGCACCATCGAAACCCAGTGACACGAACGCACCATCAGGGATGCGCTGACCAGGACGTGAAAGGTCGCGGACCTTGATCGTGTCGAACGCAACAGAGTTGGAACGGCGCCAACGATTCAGCCACACGCGCTCAAGGAACGCCTTGTCAACACGAGGCCGGTCCCACTGGGATGCGATGGTCTCAAACTGGCCTGGACCCCACTCCCCCGATGGCCCCGTGGCCTCAGAGATTGCGGCGATACGTTCGTCCATCGTGTCGAGCGGCATTTCAACATCAGCCCAACGCGACACGAACAGCAGTTTCGGGTTGTCGATCTCGCCGCGCTGAATGGCCTCAGCCTCAGCACGAACGTCCTCTTGAATGGAACCCTGACCAGGCTGACCGGCCGTGCCCGTGTAAAGCATCCACGGATCTTCCATGGCGCGCTTCGACAGGTTCGCACTCATCGTTTCGTGCGCGTGCTTCTGTGTCGGCAAGTACAAGCGGTGAGGCTCATCAACACATTGGAATGTGGTCAGTGCGCCATCACGAGAGCCAGGAGAGTTCGATACGGGGACGGCCTTGCCGTCCGCACGGCCTCGATCATTGAGCCGAATAATGCGCTCGAGTGAGGAGTCGAACAGGCTAGAGTCGGGACCGTTCTCGACCACATACTTGAGCACACCGAACGCGAGCTCGGAAACCTGATCTTGCGTGTGGGCCAGCATAGGAATATACGGGAACGCAACGGGCTTGCCAACGGGGTTACCGTCAGCGTCGAACCCATCGCAACGCACAGGCGACTCCGGGTGGAGCTCGCAAAACGTGATCCACGCGGCCTTTTCCGTCTTCGCCAAACCCTTACGCATTTCCAGCGCGCCACGAGTAAAACGACGGCGACCCTCAAGGCGCGAGCCCTGCGGATGGATCTCATACAGCCGGTACAACTGGCCACGAAACTCGTCATCCACAATTGCCGGCAGGCCCGCAAGCGAGCCCGGACCATACACGCATCGGTCCTCAATGAAGTCCGCAATCGCTGGACCCAATGTCGGGTAGGACAGGTCAAGCGGCGGAACCACCAGGGTCGCCATTACGTGCCCAACGCCGTGCGCGGATCGTTACCCGCTATCGGCTGAGCCGACGCCTGGCGTTGACGAATCCTTGCCGTGCGCTCACGAGCCTCGCCCGCCTCGGCGAACACGATCTCGCCACGCAAACGGTCATACGGGGCAATGAAAAAGTCTTTGCGCTGTAGCCGATACTCAGACGCAGCGGCACGACGCTCGCGCGCCGTCGATGCAATCCAAATGTCGTTATACAGCAACGCCACCGTGTGAAGCGTGGGAATATCAAAGTCTTCCCAGGCACCAGGCAACGCCGACATGAAAAGCCCGCGCCACCAAATCAACGTCTGCTGGTGCCAATGGCCCCACTCGGCATCCTCGGCATCGGGGTCCGACTCAGGAAAATCAGGAAGCTCAGGAACCTCATAGCCAGTAGTGCGCTCAAGCGTCTTAGCGGTAGAAGCAACATTTGCCCTGGCACGAATTGACGGGTCTTTTTTCGGCTGAGGCATTACACCCTCCTGGGGTGTCGGGTCGCGCTAATATCAAGCAGAGACGCTTTCATGGGAGTACCGTGGTGGAATGAAACTCATATTTGCCGCACTCGCGGCCCTAGCCCTCGCCGGTTGCGGCGACACCGTTGCGACCAGCACCGCGCCCACGCCGGAGGTGAGCACCGTGAACGAAACGCCCGCTGCAATACCGGACGCAGACGCTGACCCTTACGACGTCTACCTCGCAAACAACCCCGATACGTCATTCATCCTCAGCCGCGAAGATGCACAAACACGCGCCATGCTCGGATGCGACACCGACTGGGCGCCCGGAACAATCGACGCCGTACTCGCAGACGCATACAACGTTTGCTGAGCCGAAAATAAAAATCTGGGAAGCGTAAAAAGGGCGGAAAGCACTGCCCTCCGGTGTCCCGTGGGGGGAGGGGGGCGGGTTGGGCACCCCCACGCGATCTATCTAGCCTCGCGCTTGTGCCGCCTCGCGCTGTGTCTTGAATGAGTGGCACGTCTTGCATATTCCGCGACGGTTGGACATGTCGTCACTGCCGCCCTTGTGGACGGGGACGAGGTGGTCATCTTCTACGCTGGCCCGCTGGCACCCCTGGGGTGAGCATCGTGGGCAGCCTTGGCATGTGCACACTGGGTCACGTAGGAGTACGAGCTCGCGGGTCTTGCGTGACGCCCGCGTTGACCCCCCCCTGGTGCTTGTAGCCCATGCCTGGGGGGTGTGCTCTGGGCAGTAGCGTGTGTGCCCCCGGACTTCACAGGGGGGGTGTCCGCATTTGCGTGGGGCTCTTGGGCTCACGTGGCCCCCCTGTCTTCCCTCGTCCGTCAGATCGTCGCGGCGTTTTAGGTGGTGGCCGTTGGTGCTGGCCCCTTGTGTGTTGTCGGCGCGCCTTGTCTGACATCTGGGAAGTCTTGCGCCGGTTACCGGACGAGCCGGGTAGATACCAGCGGTCGCACCGATGCAGGCGACATGGAAGTGTGGTGCCCGTCGCGGTGAAAGCCCACGGGCGCTAAGTGCCTAGCGTGTCGGCCTAACTGGTGTCACCAGTCCCCGGCTCGCAAGTAGGTTTCAGCACTCAGGGTTCCCATATAGGCAGCCGATGACTAGTCGGCCCAATCCGTGGGAAGTCGATATCCGGGCTAGGACGTTTGCACGCTAACTGGCCGGACGTTTGCACCGGCACCGTGTCGGGGTTGCATCCACTGGGCTTCCCTGTGGTCCCCATCACGGGCCGGGCGAATGTCTCACCAGTGACGGGTCACGGTGAGGATCTAGTGCACCCCGGAAGTGCGCATCGTGGAGAGGCGTCCAGGGTTATCCCTCGCGGGGATTGTGTGCACCACCATCGCGCCCTCATGCTGCCGTGGCTACACATGGGGGGCGACCGTTCCACCTAGGCGGGTTGCGGTCGTTGCGTGGTGGGTGCGGGCAGCCTGCAACGCTTACGGTCCAGGCGGCTGTGACCACCTTGCCTGACCTTGTGAAAGGTAGAGCCCTGGGGCTCTTACTGGCAGGGTGGAACGTTTGGCGCAACACGAAAGCCCCCGACCAGTGAAGGTTGGGGGCTTTTGTGTGGAGACTATTGCTAGTCCTGGGGACCACGCTACTCTCTTATTTCCCCGTGTCAAGGGGATAAGGCGGCGGGTTTCTGATGTGAGCGTAGAAATGCGATAAGTTCGGATCGTGCGGGGTCTTTCGTATCCGACATTATCTCATCGAACCGATCACAAGACGCGCGTATTGACGATCCATCGCTCTCCCAGAGTGGCGGGTTGTCGTCCGTGTATATCCACGCTCGAACCTGCTTTCTGTCAAGCCCTGCGGTGCTGTAGATGCCATCAATAACCAGCTCGTTAAATACTAGCCCACGCTCGGAACACTCCTTGGTTGCCTTCGCAGTCATTGCACTGATTGTCCAAAGCGACACGGACGGCCAGTCCCACGTGAGCCACGCGATGTGTAATGTCGGATCGTTGGTCGGAACCTCAATATCGTCCATGTCGTCCATCACGCCGCCACCCTTCGATTCTCGCGCCGAGACTTGGCATACTCGATTACCTCATCCATGTGGAACACGGTTCGCATTGCCACTGTCCCTTCGTTGGTCAAATAGGGAACCTCGCGCCCAGTGATGTGGCCGCGTGAGATCCAATGGTCAAGGGCCTTGGGTGTGGCCTTAATTCCACACGTCTTGAGCGCGACCACGATCTCGTCTTTGTATGCCACCCACTCGCTCACGGCTTGCTCAACCATTTGATGCCATTCCTCGGCGGTGAGTGACGCGCCACAACGGTCACATTTAGTGCCACCTCGACTTGGCCGCAACAACATGTCACCACCACAGTTCGTCACCTCGCACATACCTCCCCACACCGGCAGCGGTCTCGGTGCCGCTAATCCGAGGGCACGAGAATTAAGCGTCTCAGCGCATGAAAGCATGTCCAGGCCTGATTGGTCGTCTTCGCCTAGAAAGTGCCCGTGTCGGTCTCTCACGGCCAGTATGCGGCCCTCTAGCGTTGGTGGGACGCGGAAGTCGTGGGTTTCGTCCATCAGCACATGCACATAGAAGCCAACTTCCTCGTTGATCTCGGCCAACAGTTTGCTCGCGTTCACGTTGAACGGTGGCCGCGATTCGGGCTTCCCACGTCCAGCCTCAACGGATGCGCGCGGCTCCAAGCAGTAGCGCACGAGTGGGACCAGGTTGGCGAGTCGCGTCCACTCGGTTTCAATATCGGCGCTTGAGGGTGCGGTGGTCATTCGCTGTCCTCTGCGTTCTCGATGGCGTGCAGATGGCACTCGGGGTCGCCGCAGTCCCATAACGGGATGATGACGCGGCCCGTGATTGTCCAGCCGAGCATGATGCACCAGCGCGCGATGTCGTCGTGTCCGCGCGCTATCGGCGTGAGGGTTGACCATCCGTGCCAATACCACTGGGGCTGGTAGAACCAAATGCGCTCGGACTTGCGTCGTAATCGTAGGGATTCGATTAGGTCATCTGTCGTGCTTAGTCGGTTGGTCACTTTTCCTCCAGTGGTGACGGTGTGCATTGGTCTAGGCGTCTTTCATGTCTTCGTTTGTTGCTCTCCGCGAAGACTTGATGTACTCACCGGGTCCAGGCCGACCAAGCGCCATATATCCAGCGGAGCGCGGACCCTCGGCATAGTGAACAGTGGTGGTAACGCGACCAAAGCACCACACCCTAACGGCGTAGGGCTTAAGCCCGTCTTGATTTGCTGGTGCTAACTTGCTCATAATTCCTCCTCGCTTGCAATCTGCCGGTTGGTTTCGTTGCGATCTGCCGGTTGACATGCCGGATACTCACAAGCCCACCCGTGCATCACGTCACTCGCGTGGACGAATTGTGTCCACCGTCCAGGCTTCGGTAACTCGCCCAAATCGACGCGCACGAATTGGATGCTCGTCATGGCTTCACGTGCTCGCCGTTGCGGATGGATTGGGCAATGGCCCTGAGTTCGGTATCGCTCACAACGCGATGCCACTCACCACCCTCGCCAATCATGGGATGCGTGGCGTCATTGGCCACACGCTCAAGGAACGCTGATGTCGCCTCACGCTCAATGGCGACGGCCTTGGCGGTAACTTCGGCGTCGTGTGCCGTCATCCATCGGTCAAACTCCGCACCCTGGCCATCTTCAAACCAGTAACCAAACTCATCGACCGCGAACGCCGTGCGAACCTCGTTAGTCGTTGGCGTGTAATGGCTCATGCTTCCTCCTTGGCTGGTTTACTTTTAATGGAATCCCGCAACGTGGACGGCATTCCCGTGGACTCAACGTGATGACAAACACGGCCACCCTTAGCGCGACCACCGTCATTGCACATATCGCACGCCGCAATGTCTTTTGCATCTTGGGCCGCTTTTGCTTTTGCTGCTAACGACTTGCCTTGACGAACCGACTTAGCCCGTTCGTCGTCTTGAGATTGCCGCGCGACAGCGCAGGCACGACATGGCTTCTCGGCGTCGTGAGTGCCCCCACATGGTTGGGCGGCCTTGCTCTCGCGTTGCTTACTACCCCCCTTGTTCTCAAGGTGACTACCTTCTTTAGGGGACGGGACGGGACGGGTCGGGTCGGGGGGGTGTGACGTACGCGTTACTAACGCACCCGTAACGCTGTCGTCACGCCGTGACGGGTCGTCGCTATTGGCTCCTGACCTGCCCTTTCGCCATTTTGCTTGACGAGTTCGAGCCTGTTCGCGCTTTTCGTCAAGTTCGGCGTGCGACGGGTTGTAGTCCAAGTAGTCGTTGACTAGCCACCCATTGTGAACTTTGTGCCACAATCCCGCGTCAACAAGTGACTGCACGTGCCTTCTGAGTCGCCTTCCGTGTTCCATGTCGGCTATGTCGTTTTCGGTCACGAGGCCGTCAGTTTCGTCCTTCGCGCACGCATGTAGTGCCGTGTCGTGGAGTCGGTATTGACCGTCTGTGAGTCGCCGTATTTTGCGGTGCTCGGGGAAGCGGTCGTCCTTCTTTAGCCAGCTCACTTTTTATCACCACATTCACATGGGCAGTCGGTTTCTTGGCGGCCACCGTGAATCGGGCATGAGTAGTTTATCCATCGCCCGGATGGGTTTATGGGCTCACTTTTACAGGTGCATTCTTGGGGCCAGTCGTCGTCGCTCATTCTGCGCCCCCCAACGCCGCGTCAAGGGTGGCGAATGGCTGCTTGAGATGCTCGGCAGCGTTGCGTGCCACTGGGTGATGTTGGCTGAATGTGTTCAGGGTCTCTTTATTGTCCCGCACGTACATGGCGCGAAGATCACGCACCTCTGCCACAAACGCCTCATACGCAGCGACCTTTGCCACCAGTGCAGGGGCGGCGTTCAGTAGGGCAACCATCGCGGCGTACTCAGGCACGGTAGAGGAGT